GTAACCCAAGTAGGTGGCTTAATCTCGATGCTGTGTGTTGCCATGTCTTTCCCCTCCCTCTGTTTATTTAATGTAATCATTATAACACATCTTCCTTCCCTTGTCAAGGGGCAAAAGGAAAGGGCCGTTAGCATCTTGTAGAAACAAGAGTGTGGGGAGGAGCAGTATAGCCTTTAACCCACCTGTACTATTGGCCCTTGATATTGGTATTTGCCTACCCCCTGATTTGTTGCGCCTTGAGAAAACAAGTTCCCCCATTACGGCTTACCCTTCCAACGTCTTGGATGGGAACAGGTGGACATAGGTGTGCAAGGGATATACCTAACCTGTACTTATGCACATATATATTATACCACCTTCCTTCCATTTTGTCAACCCCCAAAATAACCCCTGTATGATATATCGTAGAACTCCCCTTCCAGGGAAAGAACGTATGTTCTACTTCCTTCCCTTCCTCCACATCTGTTTCTTTATTTGCTTCTTCCTTAACTGTTTAATTTTCCTTATGTGTCCTTCCACTTCTTCCTTGCTTGCTTCCCTTGTATGGGATGCGCCCATTCCAAAGTGTCCGTATTGTTTCTTCCTTCTTCTTCCTTCCCTCTTGTCAGCCTTGTGTTCTTCCATTTTATATTTCCTTGAGTGTGTAAAGTTTACTTGACCTCTTGTAAAGTATACTTATATTATAACACGATTCTTTTGAAAAGTCAATAGCCTATTTCCCGTACCCATTGAATCCTATTTTCTTTAACTCTTGTACTGCTTTACTTGCTTCACTTCCCTTTGGTTGTGTACCGTGGATTAAGAGTGCAAACTTACTCTTGTGCTGTATTGCTATACTCTCATCATGGTCTATATCTAAGTCTAGCATATCTGCTTCCTCAAGGCTTAACACTATTACTGCTTCCCTAAGGTTAAACTCAGTAATCAATTCATCACTTCGCCCCCCCGCTGAAGCTATGAGTTTAAGATTCTGGGGGATTTCATACGTAGTTGATACCCAATACGGAATTGATTTTGTATAGGCGTAGAATACAGTCTCAGGCTTATTCTGGGCAAGGAATACCCAAGCATCAAAATACTTCTGATTAAAGAAATCTCCCCCTACGTGAATCCTAACTATATCAGCATCATTGGGCAAGCTATAAAACAACTCTGAATAAATCCCCTCAAAGTCCAATCCCTTTATAGCATCAAAATTGTACCAACGTGCTTTTCTAGCGTTAGGAGATTTGGCTTCATCACTTGCAGCATAACATCGTATGGTTGTGTCTTTACCATCGGTTATTTTACCAGTGATTTTATCAGCCTTGCTCAAGCAGATTTTTGCTTGTGGGCAACTCCACCCTGCTGGAAGTGAAAACGAATAAACGTTTACAGGCTTGCCCCACCATTGGGCTATCCGCTTTACTTTTGCTGATGTACCTTTCTGAAACTTTAGCATTGCTCTCCCCTTGCTTAACTTATATAACTATTATAACAGACGTTTAGGAATTTGTCAACCCCTACCGTAGAAACTGAAGTTTTCTAGCTTCATCTAATTCATCCATTTCTTTTACCAACTCCCCATGCATCATTAACTCATTGAATGGAAGTAAAGCCTTGTTGTTTAGTAACTCTTTCATATCTGCTATGTTAGAGAGTTCACGCATTACAGGCGGTTCTACTTGTTCCAATGTGCGGATAGCTACTGAAAGTGCTTGCGCTAAAATGTACCGTTCCCGCATGGTTGCAAATTGAATGTCCATTACTCACCCCTTAAATAAATGTTATCCCTAGTATACCAACTAAAGCCACTTTTGTCAATACCCCAAAAATCCCTAGCCCTATCCACTTCTTATACTTTAATAACGGCCTTAGTGGGCATTTTGTTACACGCATTGCTTTACTCTACTCCATCAAAATATTTTCTCATTTCTGCCATATCCAGTCCCTTCCTCTGGTAAGGTTCTAGTTGCTTCCTCTGGTAATCTTCTAGGTCTTTAGTATACCACTCTTTTCCACTTGCGTCAACCACTGGTTTATCAGGATTGGATTCTATCCTGATTCTAGAGTTTGGGTACTTCGCTAAAAGAAACTCAACCATTTGTCCAGCGGATGGAGAATCATATGGAGTGATGGTAATATTTTTAAGGTTCCTTTCGGAATCTCCTTCCCCTCTGTAAAACCATTTACCTTCCACTTCAGTCATTACTAGGTTCATACTATTTATCGTACTCCTTCAATTTAACTGTCTCTATTATAACATCTTTCCCTTCCCATGTCAAGCCCCTAATTGCTTCATCATTGAAAGTATCATAATTGTCAAAGTCAAATTGTATCTGATTCGTTACCTTGTCTTGTGCTTCTTCTTCGGTTTCAGCGTAGGCGTAATAGTTGTGTTCTTTCACGTAGCATTTTTGCACAGTTACCCTAAACTTAGGCATCTTTCCGATACCCTTCCTGGCTTCCTTCCCTTGCCTTCCATACTTTTATACATGCATTGCAAAGTTGCCTTAACTCAAAGGTATCTGCGTTCTCCCTCTTGATAAATTCAACACTACATACAGCACAACCTTTCATTTCTGGTGGCCTCTTTACTCTACTGTGTGATGCTAAGTCCCTTATCGGATGGGTGTATGGATAATCCATATTAGTATCCTTGTACATGATGGGCTGAATGGTCTTCCATGAATAGCTTGAAGTCTTCCTTCGCAATGTCAGGATGCTTCCCGTAGAAGTCCATTAGGTTCTCTACAGCATATTCCATTAACTGGTCTATTTCCCATTCCTCTACCAAATCATTTACGAAATCACCAAGGTCAAATTCTAGTTGTTCCATTATTTCTCTCCCTGCATTTTCTTAAACTTCATCATACAAAGATTACGCACTTCCTCTTTGGAAAGGTTTGCGCCATTTGCTACATTGTGAAAAATCAGTTCTCCCAAGATACCAACAAAGAGTTTAATGTCTTCCTCTGGTAGCCCTGTTTCATCGGAGTCTTTGTCAAACTCAAAACCCCATTCCGCTTCTGCTTCTTCAGATAATATACCCTTCTGCATTTGTATTAACTCATTTAACTTCTTGTTAAATTCGGGGTTGGCCTTAATGTATCTAATATCTTCCTGCATTTATCATGCTCCTTATTTAGTCTATACTTATATAAACGATATGAACCATGATTCCGTTACATCCTTAGTTCAATCCTAGCCCTTCAAAGAATTTGGCATCGGGTAAAGGAGTTTTATCTTGGGGATGCAGTTCATTCATTTCTTCATCAGTCAAGCCTTGGAAACCCACCAGCAAATCCATCTGTGTTATTAGATGCAGGGCTTCGGAAGTTATACCAGCAGTACCATCTTCCTCTATCTCAAACTTGTCTAGAAACGAATCGAATGTAGTTCTATCTTCCATAAACATTTTAGTTAGAAGATGAAAGTGCCACCTTTTAGCAAACGCATGTACTGCACTAAACGGTAAATTACCTACCCATGCTTCCGCAACTGCTTCAATTTTAATCCAATCTTCTTCAGGTATCCTAATGAACCCATTCCGTTTTTCTGGTTCTTTATTATCCATCCCTTACTCCTTACCACTAATTGGTATACAGACCCTGTAATGGGGCTTACAAGAGCGTTTTAAGCTACTCCTGTAAGCACCTTCTCTGCACAACTAGTACAGTATATCATGTTTATGTGATTTTGTAAAGTGTGTTCTTCATCAAACCTATTGATTGTGATGCCAACCGCACTTTTCTTATCTAGATTGGTACGGCATCTGTTACACGTTACATGGGTACTAGGTGTATTACTCATTAGTCTAGATAATCTGTGTTAACGAAATCAGCCAAAGCCCTAGCCTTACGGTCTTTTATTTCTTGAGCGGTTTCTTTCTTGGCCTTGCCTGTAAATAGATTTACCAAAAAACCAAACATATCTGTTCTCCTTAATTTAAAATGTGGGGGGCTTGCGCCCCCCTGCTATTACCCTACCAGTTCAAGTGCTTTGCGGAAAGCCCTGGCCTTGTTCTCAGCCCTATCACCAGCGAGTATGTTGTAACTGGCATCCCTACCTCTACGGTAGTCTTCAGTCTCTACAACTGCTTGCCAGATTGCCCAAGGGGTTCGGGCTAGGGAAGCATGTCGCTGGTTGAATACATCGTACAATTCAACAGCGTGTTCACGTATCTTCTCTTGCCTTGCTTGTGCGCCTTCGTACCGTTCAAAGTCAGCTTTGTTATCGTTAATGATTCTAAGGTAATCATCTTTGTTCAGAGTATCGGGGCTAATGGAATCCTGAATCTTAACCCTCTGAGGTTTAGATGGATTCGGATACCCTGCCATAATAACTTTGTTAGCTTCGGCCTCAGTAATGTTTACCGTAGTCAAGCTATTCATAGCTGAAATGGTAGTCTCTTTAGCATTTAGCATCCGCTGGAAAATGTCTGCATACCATTCTGAATCCGCAACAATGTTACGGTTATGTTCTAGTTTGCAGTTTACCGATGCTTGGCTAAGTCCAACTGTCAAAGTGTTTTGGCACACAACCCTAACAGGAGTGAACGCAAAGGTCAAAGCACCTAGTCCAGTTCTATGGTCTGTTACCAGATAGAAAAGGTTGTGGTCTTCACCAGCAATTTTAGCCTCACCAGCGTCCAACGTAAGGAATATCTTTTCGCCCTTACCAATCGCACCAGCAGTTTCTACTGGATACTGTTTGCTAATTGGGTCAAGGATACGCCCCAAGTCTTCAGCCTGAATAGGAGTCCATTGTGAACCAACCGTCCCAAACAATTCCCACTTGTTAGAATCATGGGTAGGTTCTCGCAGTACCCCAAAAGATTTGGTATCAATCTGAGTACCATCAGGAGCCTGTACAAACATCGGGTACTTCTCAACCTTAAACATAATGTCTGCACGTTGCATTGCTTCAGTAGCAGTCAACTGTAGGTCTTGTGGGAATACTTCTCCCAACCGATGCCATGCTGGTTCTCTTCGCCCCAGGAAACGTTCTCCGAATAAACTCGCACTCATTCTTTTCTTACTCCTTTCATTTAATTTCTTGAGTGTATAACTATTATAACACCTATTTAATCTTTTGTCAACCCTCTATTTTCTTCAAAGTTTACCGCATCTAATACGGCTTGCTCACCAGCTTTAACCTCTGGAGCAGCATATGGATTATTGTTTATATAGTATTCAGCCCTACGCCTTGCGTCTTCTAAGGAAGGCGCATAGCCTATAAAGCCAAAGCTATCCATACCGCCAATGGCCCTAGTAATCCCTGGTACACCGTGCCACAAGTGTCGATAAGTAACTGTACCATCGGCCTGTACTTTGTGGCAAACATAAGAATAGTGTTCTTCTCTTGGGCCATCATTCTTCTCCAACTTCTCTACATCTATTACATCGTTACATACGTAACACATATTGTATTGCTTAGTCTCCAACGTTTACCACCTTTCTTTCATCTGATAGATTTCGCCACATTGCGTCCCACTTTCTTTGCATAACCAAATCTTCATGGTTTAAGCCCTTTAGGTAAGGGGTAGTCAATTGCCAAGCATCCCCATAAGGAATCCATGCTAGAGTTAAGGGATTCTCATGCACTACCATATAATATGCTGAACCATCTGCTACAGGAAAATGCATTATATTCTCCCATCCTATGGAATCCATTTCTGCTTTCTCTTGTGCCATGCAATCATAAATATCTTTACAATCACAACCTTGCCCACCACGATAAGTTTGTTTATCCCAATGTCCTCTTACATGTGCCTTCAATATTCTAGCCATTATCTTTTCTCCACTCCTTTTATTTCTATCCCCATTATAACACAACTCTGTTAATTTGTCAAGTCCACTTCTTCTATTTGAAAATCGAACTTGGCTGGCCCATGAAAACCGAATTCTTCTAGTACATGTTGGAAGCCACGCATGATATGTTCTGATTCATTCTTTACGCTTTCTTCTGCAACTTCTTGATAGGATTGGGGAAACTTCAATGTACGGTTTACCATCATATCAATTGGGAACGAGAACGTCCCTGTTACCGTAAAGTTCTTTGGAATCATGTATGGGTTTTCATTGTTCATCTTATACTCCCTTAATTTCTCCGCACCTTGTACAACGCATTCTTAACCACGTTTTCTCTAGAGGCATCCAGCAATGTTCATGTTTCTTTTTGAAAGGGTTTGTCAACTTTCTCCTTTTATTATAACAGTTATTTTAATTCTTGTCAACCCTTTGCTAATTCTTTTTTGTGTAGTTCATCTGCACAATTCCAGCACATTCCTACTACTTTACCATTTAGATTTTGCCAAGAGAAGAAACCAGCGTGTACATTATCTTTCGGTTTCAATCCGCAACTCTTGCAAATAGTTGGTACTTCTCTCTTATCTTTCTTCATATAATTCAGTCAACTTACCGCAACGTCTACACGTACCTTCAGCCGTATCCCCTTCCACGTATACTGAGGGGTAATCCATTAAAGGTTGTTGGTGGCATTGAGTTCTCCACACAATGTTATCAGTTACATTATGTAATATTTCTGTACCGTTTTCTTCACTATGTATCACGTATGTTAGTACCATTATATTATCGCTCCCGTTAAACAATTTGTGAGTCCTGGCAACCACCCTGTAAATATTAACCATGTCATTTCAAACAAACTAAAGAAGGGCGTAGTTTCCATATAACTTCCTAACGCTAGTTTACAATGATAGCCTATCATATCTTTCCCTCAAAAAATTTAGGGTAAGTGTTTTATTCCTTACCCTAAGTATACCACAGTTATTTAATCTTGTCAACTATCCTTGCATAAAGGAACTAATCACTTGTGGTTCTGAGTGGGAACAAGTCTTGTCAGTCCAATCCATGTACACACTATAACTCTTTTGCATAGTGGCTACGCAATCCCTGCAAAAGCAATCTGCGTTTTTAACCATCCATTCAAATTGAGCCGTAGCGGATAGTTGATTCACGGCTTTGATTCTTCCTTCTCTTCCATGATATTTAGCGGTGTAATACTTTGCCCAGGTTTGTTCCAGTTTCTCCATATCTTTTGCGTCCATTCTCATACTCCTAAATATATTTATCGTAATCTATTCGGCTATTAATTACTTGATACGTGTAGTCATGTCTACTCCTTGGTTCTGGATTGAGTACAGACTCTAACGCCTTCTTCCAATCGTCTACTCTATCAGATGCAATCCTTGCTTGTATAATTAACTCTAGCATTTCCTGATAGTTCTCTATGAACGTGTCCATAAAGGTTCCATAGTTATTCATTATACACCCTTTTCTCCGAATAGTCAACCCCCTGCCAATGAACCTTTAAAGCAATGTCTACAGCATCTGATAAATTTGAATTAGTTACTGTAAAATTGTTGTTGTCTTTATCAGGTAATTGTAATGTCCATTGGCAATAGTTTCCTGTATGCTTCTCTTTCCAATTCCTCATCTTTACTTCGGCACACCACACATCACCAAACAATTTCCTAATAGCTTCTACATCTGTATCCGATAAAGTCATTCCTGTTTGAATTGCGTGGGGATTAATCTTCTGTACCATCATCACCTACCAAAGCCTTTCTAGTTAGTATAGTTTCCTGTTCAATTACTTGGGATACTTCCCGAATGATTATGGTTTCCTGTCTAATGATTATAGTTTCTTCTAGTAAGTCCACACTAATTTTTAATAACCGTTTAGATACTTGAAGTATCTGCCAATTTATCCACACTAAGAAGAGAGTAAGGCCAGCCAACCCAACACCAGCTAACGCATATAAAGCGTCTACCATTATTCTAGAGGGTTAGCGGAAATATCTACGTTAGCATTGTTTAATAGGTTCTCAAATATTTTACGTTCTTCTGATAGTAGTTCTTCCTCTTGAGGAGTTTTACCAAGTAGAGCCTTATAAACCTTCCGCTTTAGATTATAGCCTACCCTTTCTCCATTAATAGTTATATAACTTAAACACATTTCTCTAAGTATATACAACTCAGAAATATATAATTCTATCTCAACTGGGTTATTATTATCAGCCGTAGCTAATATAACTGCACCTAGTTTATCTAGCATATTAGCTGGCACAGGGATTAAAGCCTTCGGTGCTAAAGGTCTAAAGGGTAGTGGTAGATTAGCTTCTGGTTCAATTAACATTGTTACCGAATCATCTATGAACAAAGCCTCGTTTCTAGTAAGAGAAATTATCCTAGTGCCTTCTTCTTCCAGAATATTATCATCCCATTCAGCGTGATTCATGCCATGTACTCCCTACCGTAGAATTGCATCTTGCACATTTAAATACTACAAACTGTCCTGAATTCTCAGCTATCCACAATTCAATTATGGGTGCATCTTTAGAAGGATGGTTCCCTACTCTGCATCTAACTTTGTTCAACAACTTCTTCAACATCATATTTAACAACCCTATGTTTTTCTTTCTTAACTCTATGTTTCTCTTTATGCACAGAGTTTTGAGCCTTAACGTTTCTACGTTTGATTAGTTTGGAATCTCTATTCTTCGGTTGTTTCATCACCTTTTTCCCACACAAATAAGACTTGTGTTAAAGTATTAGATTGACAATTGGTACACAATAAATCAGGTTTAATGTGTTTTATATCTAGATAAGGTTCTGGTGGATGAAGAAGCATCTTAGTGCCAGCCAACAAAAAGTCTACCCACTTTCGGAATGCAATATCATCTGGATTAAACGTGTCACAAATATTACAATGTCTAATGAACATTGGATTTAAGGTTGGCACAATCAATACTAACTCCTCCACAGTATCTAGTATAGTATTATTATACTTACCTTTCATCATGTTCTAACTCATGTATGAGATTGACCATGAACATGGCTAAGATTCTTCTGAAACTAGCCACGTTTCTTTTGCGAATCTCAAGGTCTGGTTCTAGGTGTAACCCCACAAAGAAAGTCCCTGCTAATGTGAAACCATTCACAAAGTCACGGGGGTCATCAAATGGATAAATTTCAAATGCTTGAAACTCATCCTTCATTACATTATGAAGATTACTTAGCATCAATTGGAAATAGTTACGCCAAGCCTCTTCAGAACTTCTATCGCCTTCAGCCCAATCAATCGGGTCATTCATCTTTATAATCCTCATCAGTTAGATTAGGATTCATTCGTCTTTCAACTTCAGCGATACGCATTGAGAGAAGGTCTAGAGATTGTATTACCTCATCAATTCTATTATCTACAGTCTTATAAGAATCTCTAAACTCTTCTCCCAACTGTATCAGGTATTGCATTATGTTGCTCATAGATAGTAGAACTCCCCTAGGCTAGAGGCAGATGCCTACAAGTAGTAGGCCGATGAGGAACTTAACGGGGTCTAGGATATTCATATCCAACTCCTTTAATTAAAGTTACCTCTATTATAACACACATTAAAGAATCTGTCAACTCTTTAACTTGAGGCTATTTCAATCTCATCCTCATCTTCAGGTATGCGGAACTCTTCAAGAAGATTAACCAAGGCAGCACAAGCATCAGCCAATTGTCCTGTAAGTTCATCTAGTTCTTCGTTAGTTACTTGACGGTCTTTAAGAACATTATTAACTCCTACCCCCAAGCAGGCGAGTTGACCATAGAATTCTTTGGCATCTTTACCCAATGTTTTATTGAGCGAGATAAAAGTTAGGAGCAAATTGATATAGTTAGTTAGTTTTTTCATTAGACCGATACACCTAAAAATTCGTTGGGTTCCTCAGGTTCTTCTTCATGGCATTGCTCACAATCGCATATCATGCAATCACACTCACGTTTCTTTCCAAAGGATGCTTGGTCACATGTACATTCCTCACAGGAACAATCTGGGTCTTCGGGCCATAGTTTAATCTGCATATTCATCCTCTATAATTAAGGGCTTCCAGCAACATACTGAAAGCCCCAAAAATTGTCAGTACTCTGTACTACCTCTTAATCTTTTTCTAGAACCTTCATTCCTAATGCACCCATTAAAGTTACGCAACCTGTGGTTATCTCTGTCTTTCCTTCCAACAGAGACATTCCACCAAGTCCTCCTAAGATTAACATGACTACTAATATTTGTGGTCGCACCTTCTCCATCCTTATTACTTCTTTCCAGTGTCTTTAGCCCAAGTCCAAGCATCTACTGATGCAGGGTGTGTGTGGTAATCCACGTATCGTTTCACTAACCGTTTAATACAAGCGAGTATTGTTTTCACCGTGTGTCCTTCGTAATAAAATTATTCTCCACCACCCAACAATCCACCAGCTAAGCCAGCTAACGCTCCAATAATCTTCTTTAGTTCTTTCTTTTCATTCTCGTCTTTATCCACCTCGTCTTTATTATTCCCTTTGGCATCAAAGAAAAAGTTCTTTAGTTCTTTATCAGCTTCCTTATCATGGTCTTGAACTTTATTAAGCCCCTTCTTCCAACGAGATTCTTTTTCCATCCAGCCCAAGAAGGATTTAGTTATCGGCATTTCAGGAGAGTTTGCACCTTCTACCACTCCACCTCTGTGCCAATCTCCAATTTGAGGGGGAGTTAATGCATCATCAACATGAGCAGCCCCTAGAGTTTGACCAGCTTCATTAACTACCTTTGGGTCTGATGGTATGTAGAAGGGGCCAACCGCACTTCCCTCCACTACAGGAACGTATCTACCAGTTTCGGGTTCGGGTTGTGAGGGCCATCCCATTCTCTGAAGAAGACTAGCGTGTTCATGCTCCCTTCCAATTGCATTATAGAGTGTGGGGAAATCATTCAAGTCTTCCCCCTTCTGTAGTAAACCTTCTTGTTCAGCAAAAGCTAAGAAAGATTGAGTAAAGTCCACTTCATTATTTCCATCAGTCATTAGATGTTCGCCCCCAAATCGAGATTCTTCTTTATGAATTAAACAACTTCCATCTATACAAGTATCGACAGCACCATCAGCTTTAAGAATATCAAAGCCTGCTGCTTGGTTCACGCCCTTCTCACACACAGTAACTTCAGCAAGTTCCATATCATCGACTTGCATTATCTCCTGCATTCCCTTCTGTATCATTTGGGTTTTAGTAGCAGAACCAGCAATACTATAAGATTTAAGTTTGCCCTCAGTTACTTGTTCCATGACTTTTTGAGCAATGTTTGTATCATCCCTGAGTTCTGTTATGAAAAACAAACCCTGTTCATCTACACCACTCTTAAATATTTGCCCACCTTGAGAAATATAAGCGGGTAAAGCCCAACCTACTTGAACATCTGAATGAAGAACCATTGCATTTCTAGTTCGGAAATTCTTCATGTACTTAGTAAAGGCTTTGTTCATAGCGTTAGTAGTAATTAAATGTCCTTCCCTATCTACTAACTCAACAGAAGCAGGCCCACCTAATACCATTGGTTCTTTATCCAGCAATCCCTTTTTCATAACTGCTTTAGAAAAAGTTTCGTTATCAGGGAATGCTCTGGATAAGGTTAGAGTTTCTGCGTTAGAGGCAATTCCTGCTTTAAACAATCGTTTATATTCATCGAGTGCAGACCCAATATCTTGTAGCGTAGTCCTTCCATCGGTGGCTTTCTCTAGTGGGATTATCTCAGCATTCTCTTCCACTAACCAATTCTGCAAGGGAGCCTGCCAATTACTAGGGCTTGGAATCTCACCTATCGGTGTATTGATTGTAGTCATTATCCGTTATGCAATCCCCAAATAACACCACTGACTGTTGGAGTTCCTGAAGCTGAGATAACAGAAACATGTGACCTAAAATCTAGAGGCCATATACTTTCAAATGTTTGACCAGCGATAACTGGTATGCCAGTAGTAGCAGTCGCAGTACAATCAAAAGCTACAAATACAACTTCAGCAGATGTACCAGACTCATTTCTAATCTGTATACCACGCATAGTAGTCATTCCCATCCTACGATAAGAAGAGGAATTATTTGTAGTTCCAGTCCATTCGTATCCAATACCCTGGTTTCCATCTACATAATCAGAAACAGCCAGAGTATCTTCCCTAACCTCAAACATCATATCATCAGTATACCAGTTGATATTATGTTGGGCAGCACTAACTACATAGACTCTATAAGCAGCACCAGCAGTATCGCCAGGTATGGAATAAGAAGCTGTAATTCGGGCAAAGCTAGTGGTTAGATTAGTGTTAGCAGAGGTAGCTAATTCCGTTCCAGAAGCATCTGTAATCTGTATCTTCACGCTTCCAGATGCAGAAGCCCCTCTTACATAACAAGAAGCTGTAAGATGTTGAGGAGTTTTCTGGACTGCTACAACATTACTAGCCCAATAAAAACCCTCTCCTGCTGCGGAGTTTGCAGGATTAACTAGAAGGGAAGCAGCACCTGAGTTAGCTTGGGCTGTGCTTCTCTCAGCAGCAGCACCAGTAACAGTAAACATTCCTACACCAGTGCCTTCCACCCCTGGATTTTCTATCCAGTTAGTGGCTAGGACTTGAGAAGGAATGGAGAAAAGTGTAGCAGCAGTTGTAGAAGTAGCGGTTCTAAAGGGAGAATACTTTGTAAATGGATGTCCACTTGTCCTTGTAGAGGCATCAATCTCCCACTCTCTGTGGTCAACATGTCGTTCATTCGCCATAAAAATATCTCCCGATTATTTATCCCACCAACGTAAGATGGCAATGAAGCTTCCCATTACTGCCGAGGTATGAAGAACCAATAATCCTAGAGCAATGGCTCCTGTTTTGATTCCGTACATCTTGCTTCGCCACGTTCTTACGTCTTGTAAATCTTCTTGTATGTTCTCAAGATTTCTACAAATAGATTCATTCAAAGCCGTTTGGCTTTGAATATAGTTGTCAAGTCTTTCCATATAAATGGCAAGTTTGACGTTTACATCATCATCTATAGACGTTGACATAAGGAGAAAAGAAGGGGAGCCTGGATAAGCAAGCCCCCCTTCCTTCGGATATTAGGCGTTCAAATCTGTGATTTTGGCCTGTACCCACATGTTCTTGCAGCGCATTTCTGCCATCGTGTACAACAGTCCACGAACTACAAGAGCGTTAGCTGCGAAGTAGTCACGGTTCTCAACGTATTGAGTAGGTTGAGCAACAGCAATCTCTAGGTAATCTGTGTCTAGGACATAGATGTTGGAACCTAGAACGCCATCGTTAGTGGCTACGGCCTTCGGCACATCCGCATCAGGTAGGATGGGGATGCCCTGATAGGTAGCTAGAACCAATCCAGTGCGAGTACCAGGGAAGGTACGCTCTGAACCTACGCCAACTTGGAATTCTTCCTGCCCCATGTAACGCTGGCTGGAATTAAGCAACCGCTCCAAATTGAAGTATTGGTCGTGTCCGAGCAAAATTAGCTTCGGCTCTCCACCATTTTCCCGTATCTTCTGGATGGCTGTGTCCAACAAAGTTAGAGTCAAAGCCCGTCCAGTACCAGAGTTGGAGCCAACTGAAGCAGCAGCATTCCAAGCACCAGCAGTACGGTCATTAAGGGTAAGGTCATAGGCCCGTGTCCGAGCCTGTCCACCACCAACAGCCATAGCATCTTCCGATACGATGTCGTCAATGGAGGTCATACCAGCCCTGGTGTAGATATAAGCTACGTCACCATCAGCAAACGTAGTGCCAGTAGCAACCGTCACAACACCTGTAGAGGTGTTGACACCAGAGACTACAGAACCGCTAGTGCGGTCATGGCCCGAAGCTGAAGTGTCGAACTGGGCTACAGCATCGCCAACCTTAAAGTGTTTGGCAATAGCAGCAGGAACTGTGAAGGTAGTAGTAGCTCCAGCGGAAGTCAGGTATGCTGCTCCAGCCAAAAGCTCTTCATTGATTTCCTTCACATGGTCTAGTTGAGCATGTTCATTCTCCATTGCGAGAACATCCCCAATACCGCCTTCCAACTGTGCGGTGAAGACGGACTTCACGGATGCACCGAAGGTCGTTGATACGATACGAGGCAAGCTCGATACCGTAGCAATATTGGAAATGTCCACTGTTGGGAGACTGCCAGTTTCGGTTACTGGGCGAGAGCGTCCAGAACCACGGTCAGTACGAACACGCCAACCAGCGGTGTTGCCCCACACGGTACGTGGGACTGCATTGAAGAACCTAGTTTGGTTGTTCAACGCCTGCCATACTTTACGTCCATAGGTGGTATTGAAGATACCAGTTGCGGTATCAACAGTAAAGTATGACTGTTTCATCAAGTATTCAGGGCCAAAAACCGATTGGTACAAGCCCCGTTGAGATTGTGCCAGATATTCAGACAATGAGGGATTAGCCATCTTTTGTCCTCCTCTTCTTAATTAATGTATTTTAGCCTAGAAGTTCCCGTGGGACTCCATCAGTGTTCCCCATTTCGATGTTTTGCTGCAACTTCCTGAGTTCACCATATGACATTTGAGCCAACTGGTCAACAGTGTCGCCTGCGTTCTGAGCCTTCTGTATGATGGACGTACCATCAACGCCCAAGCCATCACCAGAGGTGAGGGTAGGGGCAACAAGGCCACGCTCTTCACGGAAGCCCATCTTCCTCAAACGGCCTTCGGCCTCATTGGAAACAGCCTTTTCCATGTTCGCTTCATACGCAGCTATCTGCTTTTTGAGGGCATCCAACTGCATCTTCATTTCGTCCATGTCATCGTCAGGGTCTTTCTCTTCATCCTCGCCCTTCTCTTCTACGGGGAAATCAGGTTTGTCCTCTTCCTCATCATCCTGTTTAGAGTACTTGTCAAAATCCTCATCCTCTTCTTCTTCCTCTTCTTTCTTCAAAGCCAAAATAGCAGCTTGAATAGTCTTCTGCTGGTCTTCTATCTTGGTTCCAATAGGTGCGCCTTTCTCTGAATCATCAGCACTACTAGCCGATTTGCCAGTAGATTTCGCTGAACGAGAGTCACCGCTTACATCCAAACCTTTCTCTTCTGTCTTAGTTCCTTCTTTCAAAAGATTGAAAACCTCAGTAGCAACTGCCTTAACCAATCCCTGTTGTTCGGACATGGCGTGTTGCTTCTGGATTTCCTCATACTCAATCGCATCTTCTTTAGCGAGTCGAGAATCCATCTTTTGGAGAACTTCTGCCACCGCAGCCAAGGCCAATGAATT